CGCGAGCTGCGCATGCACATGAATGACCTGGCCGCGCAGGCGCCGGGCGAGCGCAAGGGCGACTCCACCGACGAGGTCCGGGAGCGGCGCGAACGGCGGCTGGCCGCGACCGGGGAATAACCCGCCCGACGCCGGCAAGTTCCGGGGCTACCTGGAGCAGGCCGGGCTGGACAAGGAGACCGGCTTCGGATCGCACGGTGAGTGGTCCGAGGTCTGGGCCGTGGCCATCCTCGGCGAGGGCCAGCTGCCGGACGGCGCCAACCCTGGCCGTGACGCCTATAACCAGTACGTGGCGCTCGCCGAGCGGCACCCCTGGATCCACGCGTACTACTTCGAGCGCGTCGCCAATCCCGCAGAGGTGGCCGAGGACATGGCGGTCGCTGCCGTGCCCGGGCAGCAGGCCTCCTGACCTAACCAGAACCGCTCCCGCGGCGTTACGCTTAGGCTGCAAGGCCCGAGGCCGGTTCCGGAGCCGGGATCCCTCCCCGCTAGGAGGTCCCGGCTCCTCCCATGTCCGTGCTCACCGACCGCAGCTCGCGCCTGGCTCTCCCGGACACGGGCTGGCTGGGCGTGCAGACGCCGAGGTTCTGGACCGCGCCCGGGCGGCACCGGGACAAGACAGAGGGCTGCCCGGCTTGCGCTAACCGGGATTACGCAGCCGGCTGCGGCAACTACCAGGCCGCCGACATGCTGGGCTGGGCGCGGGGCTTCGGCTATGACCTGGACCCCTGGCAGGAATGGTGGCTGACCGAGCTGTGCGGCACCCGTCCGGACGGCCGCTGGGCCAGCTTCGAGAACTACCTCGTAGTCAGCCGGCAAAACGGCAAAAACCCCGTACAATGTAGTATGGACATTTTGACGACAAATGGATGGACGACGATTGGGGAGATCCAGCCTGGTCAGCACGTGTACGGTTCAGGTGGCCAGCCTATTCGCGTAGTGGCTTGCTCCCCGGTCTACCCGGACGAAGACTGCTATGAAGTCAGCTTCACTGATGGGTCCAGTTACGTCGTGTCGGCTGATCATCTCTGGTGGGTGCATCACAAGCACGCTACTGACCGGCGAGGCTGGCACGCCAGGCGCACCGCTGACCTGATGCAGAGCGTGGGCGGACGGCGTGCGGATAACGGCAGAATGGAGTACAACTGGCGTGTGCGCTGCGATGCGGTTCCGCAGACACCACATGCAAGTCTCCCGATCGATCCGTACCTGCTCGGTTACTGGCTGGGTGACGGAGCTAGTAATGACCCCAGGCTGTTCACTGCTAAAAGGGACCAGGAGTGGGCTGAGGCAGCCATCCGGGCCGCCGGAGCCGATGTTCGCGGAGTCCGCACGCATCCTGTTACTGGTGTTCAGGAAATCAGCTTCGGATACGGTACTCCCCGGAAGCAAATCGGCGGGTTCTGGCACCGGGCGCGCAGCGTCGGCCTGTACCGCGGTGTGAAACGGATTCCGGATATCTATCTGACGGCGGCGCCGGAACAGCGGCTGGCCCTGCTGCGCGGGCTGATGGATACGGATGGCTCGATCGCGATCACGAACAAGTCGCCGCAGGTCGAGTACGCGACATCGTCGCCGGGGCTGGCGGAAGATTTTCTGCGGCTGGCCCGGAGCCTCGGCATCCGGGTGACGGCCAAAGAGGGAAAAACCAGTTACCAGGATAAGAACGGCGAGCGGGTCTGGTGCAAGGACCGGGCCAGATTCCTGTGGACGCCGGCGTTCAACCCGTTCGCCATGCCGCGTAAAGCCGAGCAGTGGCGACCGCCGATGTCCCGGCGACACGAGCTGATGAGCATCACGTCGGTCCGTCCAGTACCGTCGCGGCCGACACGGTGCATCGAAGTTGATTCTTCCGATCACGTGTACCTGCTGGGCAGGAACTTTACCCCGACGCACAACTGCGCACTTGAAGTACGGGAACTCGCCGGGATGTTCCTGTTCGGCGAGTCAATGATCATCCACACGGCCCACGAGTTCAAGGCCGCGGCCGAGCATTTCCGGCGGGTCCGGGACGTGGTCACCGGGTACGACGAGCTGCGCCGCCGCGTCAAGTCGGTCACCACCTCCCACGGTGACGAGGCCATCGAACTCCGCCCGGCGTCCACCCTGATCTTCGGCTCCGGCGGCAGGCGGATCCGCCGTAACGTCGCCGCCCGGCTGCGGTTCCTGGCCCGGTCCCGCGGCTCCGGCCGTGCTTTCACCGCCGACTGCGTCGTCTACGACGAAAGCATGATCTTGTCCGACGAAGTCGTCGGCGCGTCCCTGCCCACCCTGTCGGCCGTGCCGAACCCGCAGGTCATCTACACCGCCAGCGCCGGCTACCGGGACTCGGTCCAGCTGTCTGCGGTGCGCCGCCGGGTGCTGGCCCGCGATCCGCGGATCATGGGCGCTGAGTGGAGCATCAATCCCCATCTGGACACCTGCCCGCGTGATGAGGTCCGCGGCCGTCGCTCTAACCGGTACGTGGTCTGCGGCCTGCACGATGACCGTGATGACCCGAGGTCCTGGGGCAAGGCCAACCCGGCGCTCGGCGTCCGGATCAGCTCCGGTCACGTCCGCGACGAGATGGGTGCCATGACCATGGCCACGTTCGACCGGGAAAGGCTCGGCGTCGGGGACTGGCCGGGCGGCGAGGAGGCCTGGGCCGTCATCTCCGAGGAGGCCTGGACCGCCTGCGCGATGCCCGATCCCGGCGGCGCGGCGCGGCCGGTCGCGTTCGCCGTTGACGTGGACCCGGACATGATCAGCGCGGCGATCGCCTCGGCCTGGATCCGCCCGGCCCAGGCCGGCAGCCCGGTGCCGCGGCCGGTGATCGAGATCCCGCGCGGCTGCCACCGGGAAGGCGTGAACTGGGTCATTCCGCAGCTGCTGGCCCTGCGCCGCACCTGGCGTCCCCTCGCGGTCGCCATCCCGCGCAACGGCCCGGCCGCCGGGCTGATCGATACCGCGGAGAACGCCGGCATCGAGGTGCTGAAGATGTCCAGCGCTGACGAGGCCGCCGCGTTCGCGCTCCTGGTCACCACCGTGCGCAAGCCGCCGGAGGAGGGCCGGCTCATCCACCTGGGCCGGGACCTGGCCCCCGGGCTCTGGTCCTCGGTGGCCAGTGCCGAGACCCGCGATGTCGGCGACGGCGGCCGGGCCTGGAGCCGGCGTGACTCGGCGTCCGACATCACCCCGGTCAGCGCCGGGACGGATGCGCTGTGGGCGCTGAACCATAAGAGGCGTAACTACGACCCTCTGGCGTCCGTACGATGAATATTGGATACTGTATGCAATTTAGGATGCCGCAATGAGCGAATACGACGAGGCCGCGCACGACCTGAGAGCAGCCGACCCCCGTGCCCCCGCCGATGTCACCGCCCTGCGGCAGGGCCTGCCCCAGATAGCGACGATGGCGGCAGCACCGCCGCCACCGGTCCCGGAGCCGGAACAGCCGGCAGCAGGAGGAACCCATGTCCCCCAGGAACAGGGAAGCAGAACCCGCGCCCGCGGCGGAGCCGGGCACCAGCCCGGTACCGGGCAAGCCGCTGAGCCAGGTGGAAGCTGAGTCCCCGCCGGACGCTGAGACCGCCGCGGCGTGGGCGGCCGAGTACGAGTCGCGGATGCCGCCCGGCGAGGCGCGGTAGTGGCCCCGGCGGGCACCCCGATAGAGCAGCGGCACGAGGCCACCCGGCACGCGATGCGGTGGCTGATCCCGAACCCCCGGCTGGACGGCGTGGCCGCTGACGTTGCCCAGCTCGTCTCCGGCCTGGCGCAGGACCTGATCCTGGTCCTGGACGACGGGATTGAGCTGACCGCCGGGCTGCGCAAGCTGCGCGAGGGCAAAGACTGCTTCGTACTCCAGGCGCTGGAAGACTCGCAGGAAGACTCGCAGGAAGGATCGTCATGACCGCACTGCAGGAGGAAACGGGCCGGGAGTCGCTGACCGGGCGGATCCAGGCCAGCCGGGTGCCGCCGCCGGCCGCGGAGACGGAACGGGTTCCCGGCCACGCCGTGCTCACCGTCATCGGCGCGGCGTGCTTCGCCATCGGCTGGGTGATCGGGGCGATCGTGAGCGTGATCGGGTTCATGGCTGGCGCCGTCCGGTACGGCTACCGGCAGGGCCGCCTGGTCATCCCGGCCCCGCCGAAGACGCCGTCCCAGCCGCAGCCCGCCCAGGCAGCCAGCCGTGCCTTACCGCATCGTGAAAGTCGAGGGCGGAGAGAAAGTTGAGAATACGGAGACTGGCAAGTTCGCCAGCACCCGGCCCTTGCCGCACATCACCGCGGTCAAGCAGTTCCGGCTGCTCGAAGGCCTCGAACGCGGCTGGAAGCCGACCGGGG